TGGACATAGCTTATCTCTTAGCGTGCCATAGTTTCATCGCCGGAGAAATCATAGTCAAGATCGTCAAAACCATTCCGTGTAAGAACGCGAGTTTCTTGGAATGATAGTGTTATATCAATTGAAACTGGTGCGCCAGTATTTTCAAAAAATGTTGGAACACCCTCACCATTATAGTTTACTGACACAGCTGTCATAACACATGTACCAATGCTATAGAGATAAGGCTTTACCTTATCAGCAAATTCAATTGTAAACTCATCTGGATACTTAAAAGCAAATCCTGCCCTTTCTGTACCAAATGCATATTCTGGTAGCATATGATATCTGAAGACATTGATCAACTCTTTTAGACGATCACTCTCTACTTGATTCTTAGCCATGAACTTATATTGAAACTGATGTGTTCTAAAGTCAACACCTTGAAAGACAACAGCCATGTGCGGATTGATTGCTATACCTTCATTTTGTACAAGTCCTGTTGATATACCTTCAAGTCCGCCTGCTGCTAATGCACCACCTAGTAGTCCTGCACCACCGACCGCACCAGCAATCGCTGCACCACCAACTGCTACTGCACCTGTTTTTACTGCTGCATCAGATGTGTCATTTTTGAATGCATCTTTTGCTGCTGCAATTTTTTCATTGATGGTACTGCTCAAATCACCTAAAGCACTACCAAGTTCTGCACCACCTATTGAGCCTTGAGCCATTGCACCAAGTGCGCCGATATTCTCATTTGAATATCCTGCTGCATACTCAACACCAAGGTTAGCGGGGATTGGTAGAACTATGGTTCTGAATACTCTTGTTGTTCCTTCGTTTTTCTGACTAGGCCGTCTTCTATCAACGACATTATAAGCCATGTAATGTTCGTCATCCAAGTCCATTGGAAAACTAATAGGTCGTACAGTCTTACCCGCGTTTGGTGAATAGAGTTTTGCGAGTGGACCTCTTACTCTGTTGTTCTGTACTCTACGGTTAATTCTCTCTCTGAAAGAGAAATCACCAGAGATACCATTGGGTCCAGCGGAAAGTGAAAATGCGCCCGTACCACCAGATGCATCTAATGCACCCGTTGCAGTTACCTGACTTCCTCTTGTATTAATGCTTGGCTTTTTAATTGACATCTAAATATCCATATGGCTTATAAAGGTAAATTTCGACCAAAATATCCAACAAAATATCGTGGCGATCCTACAAACATTATTTATCGTTCTTTGTGGGAACGAAACTGTATGCGCTATTTTGATCAGAATCCAAACGTATTGAAATGGAGTTCTGAAGAAGTCATAGTACCATACAAGTCACCAATTGATGGTCGATACCATCGTTACTTTCCAGACTTCCTTATTCGTGTTAAGAATAAGCAAGGTGTTCTGGAGACTATTATGATTGAGGTCAAACCCTATAAGGAAACTAAAGAGCCGAAACCACAAACACGTCTTAGTAAGAAGTATTTATACGAGGTAAAGACATGGGGTATAAATAAGAGTAAATGGGAAGCGGCTATTGAGTTCTGTAAAGACAGAAAATGGAAATTTATGATCATTACAGAGAAAGAACTAGGGATTAAATATTAATGGCTACTGTCTTTGACGATCTACTCCTTAGAGGTGTTCGCTCTGGTGAAGCGCCAGGCAGGACACAGGCATCTAGGGATTGGTTCAGACAACAAGCACGACAATCACGCGGAGCAAGACCCACAGAGATTTCTAGAGATAGAGATCGTCTGGTGAATCGTGCTGGAATAGGTCGTATGTACTTCTTCTTCTATGATCCAAAGACAAAAGCTGATCTACCTTACTATGATACGTTTCCGCTCATCTTCAAGGTAGCAAATACAAAAGGTGGTTTCTATGGAATCAACCTTCACTATTTACCATATAAACTAAGAGCAAAGTTGATGGATTCTCTATACGAGATATCCAGTAATAGTAGATATGATGATACGACCAAATTGAATTTGTCATACAGATTATTGAACAGTGCGTCTAAATATAGATACTTTAAACCAACCTTTAAGAAGTATCTGAACAAGCATGTTCGTTCTAGGTTTGTAGAAATTAACCCATCCGAATGGGACATCGCTCTCTTCCTTCCAGTTGAAAGATTCGAGAAAGCGTCCAAGTCTCAGGTATGGGCAGACAGTAGGAATATGATCACATGACTTTCAGTGTTCAAAACATCGTTGCTTCTCTCAACAAAACTGGCGTTGCAAAATCGTCTCACTTTGAAGTTCAGATCACAGGTCTTGGTGACTCCGATCTTGAACGTGATATGATGTTTAGATGCGATACCGCAGAACTTCCTGGCCGCACTATCACGACAGCAGAATACAAAATATATGGTCCTATTCAAAAGATACCATATGGTACACTCGTAGGTGATACTACCTTAGAGTTTCTTCTCAGTGAAGACATGAGAGAAAAGGAATACTTTGAAAGATGGATGAACACCATCTCTGGAACAAACAGCTTTGGTACATCTAATGGTACTTACAATATGGAGTATTATGATAGAATTACTGGACAAGTTAATATTCGTCAGTATGGTGAAGCAGGGCAGTTATCAAGTATACATACACTCATAGAAGCATATCCGATTAGTATTGCACCAATCGCTATGTCTTGGGGTGATGAAGCAGCCGCCAAATTAAGCATCGTCTTTGCTTATAGAGATTACAAAGTCGTATTCAACCGTTCCGATCAGCCGGGCTTGGGTTCTTCTTTTGGATTCTCATTTGGACCAGGCGGTTTTGCAGCAGCAGCAAATATTCCGGGTCTAGGAAATATTTCAGCACAAGGTGGGCTTGGTGCTGTAGGAACTGTAAACACACCATTTGGAGCGATTAGACTTTAATAACATAATGGAGTAAATTATGACATTACCAGCAATTAGCACACCAGAATTTTTTGATGTAATTCCATCAACAAAAGAAGAAATCATATACCGTCCTTTTCTCGTAGGTGAAGAAAAGAATCTTCTCATTGCACTAGAGGGAAAAGAACAAAAAGAGATTTCAAACGCAATTATAAAGGTACTAAAAGACTGCATCTTATCAGATATTGATATTACTAAGTTAGCAACATTTGACATCGAATATATGTTTTTAAAGATCAGAGGTAAGTCTGTAGGTGAAGTTATTACAGTACGAGTAGGTCATCAGGAATCTGATTGTAAACATAAGACAGAACTACAAGTAAACCTTGATGATATCAAAGTAGTGGGTGAAATCAAAAAATCTGAAGTAATGATTAATGATGATGTTGGTGTGAAACTAAGATACCCAACACTAAAGAGTGTTATGAATATGAAAGGTGATGATGCAGATTCTATGTTCACTATGATATGTGAAAACATCGAATGTCTGTATGATAAAGACAATATGTATTCTGACTTTACGCTTCAAGAAATTGAAGAGTGGGTTGGTAAGCTAAACAAGAATCAATTTAATAAGATTACAGAATTTTATGAAAGCATTCCTAAATTATCTCACGATATTACATGGAAATGTCCAGAGTGTGGAGAAGAAGAGACAATTAAGTTGGAGGGTTTGCAAAGTTTTTTTACCTTGCAATGATACATGATTCTCTAGCTAATATGTATCACATGAACTTTGCACTCATACAACATCATAAATATTCATTGACTGAACTAGATAACATGATCCCTTTTGAAAGGGAAATATATGTGACTTTACTAAAACAATACCTTGAAGAAGAAGAAGAAAAACTCAAATCAAGAAAGAGGTAAGTCACATGACAGAAAAAAAGACCATTGATGCAGCAGCCGTAGAAGGCATGGATACTAATGGTGATGGCCACATTTCACAAGAAGAAATGGAGATGAATTTGGAATTTAAAAGGAAGAAGATGGAAGATGAAGATGCACAAAGAGATGCAATCCGAAAGATGGCATGGTTCTCGCTAATCGGTTTGCTGGTGTATCCTATTGGTATTGCTATTACATCACTTCTTGGATTAGACAAAGCTGCTACGTTGATTGCTGATATTGCACCAACATACTTTGCATCTATTGCAGTACTAGTATCAGCATTCTTTGGTGCAGACGCATTCAGAAAGAAATAGGAATAAACCATGGCAGAGTTGCCCGAGGTAAAAGCTACAAACGATGCTTCTGATAGCAATGTAGAACAAAGACAGATATTACAGAAAAGTCTACGAGCAGGACTTAATAATGTTCGTAGGTCTGTCGATAATCTGAATACTACAGTTACAGAACTTTTAGAACTGCAAAGATCGGGCTGGGAAGCAACTCGGGCTCAAGAAGGTCTTGCGCTTGAAGCATCACGAGAAGCAAGTCGGCAAGGTGGTGGTGAAGGTGGTATTGGTGATGTTGATATTGCTGGAGATGTAAATCTTGATGCAAGTAAAGGCGGCTCTGGTCTGTTTGGGAAGATTGGTTCAGCTATTGCTGGCAGCATTGGTGGTCTATTTAAAGGACTTGGTATTGGTGGTGGTGCTTTGCTTGCTGGTGCTGGTATTCTTGCTGGCGGTGCTGGTTTCCTTCTAAAGCAAATCAATGAAATTGATGGTAAATCAATCAGAGCAAACATCAACGAACTTTTAGGTATCAAAGATGATTTTGGAGGAATGGGTAACTTCTT